GCCTCACCGAACCTCCATCCATACCAAAGTATTTAGCACACTCCGATATGGAAGGAAAAAACTCCCCATTTGCAACAACAGCTCTTGAGCCTTTCTTATTACGAGCGACAAGCCATTCTTTACGTTCTGTATTAGCTGCCCAAGCCGCCGATAGCTTTGCTTTCACTTCAGGTCGTTTAGTTGGATTATTTTCTGTAAGCACAAGCATAAGTGCATCAGACAGAACTTTGCCATGCCAAAAGCCTTCTGGTGGCTCTCCAGAGATAATAATGTTTACAGAGCCGTTGGTATATTGCTTTCGGCCAGTTCTAATTGCTGACATCTTAGCTCGACTCTCTGGAGAATGAATCTTTTTGCCTTTGTTATGATGGGCTTCTTTTAGAAACCGAGCATATTTTCTACGAAAAAAATCGTGTAACCTAGATGTATATCTCATCTCACTCATTCTACCACCAGAAATATAGTGGAGAGCATGATACATCTTGCGACGATGTATCACATCTACACACATTTTTGGTAAAAGAAGATGAAGCACAAAATGTTCTTTTGGGGTAACGAAAACAAGATTTTCTATAAAATCGCTTCCGCCCAAGGATTTTGGTTCTATATGATGGTTTTCACAATAACCATCTAGCTTGCCCCGAGCACATGCCGTGGCAATCAAAGAATAGTACCACCTAGTATACTTGTTTTCGAAAAACAACTTACTTTGCTTCTTTTTCATTTAGATACATAAGGATAATGGTATAATGAAGGACTTTCAAAAGGTCTTTACGATTACAACCATCTTTGCGCCCATATCTTCTGAGATACTTTCGGGCGCTTTGTTTAGAGAACACGCCAAGCTCCCCATCAGCTTCCATCACGTCGAATTCCTGGACGCCCTGCGGTCCTCCGGAGACATAATGCTCCCCGTAGGTGCCCCTTAGGTACTTCTCCAGCTCAGACAGAATCTTGCCTTCGCTATACTTCCAAGGAAAGTCCTGGGGCTTTTCATAACGCACGGTATCAACTTCTACTGTACTTTTCTTAAACAGATTATCTGCCATCTCTTGCCCCTCAATCCTCAAATCCGGCCGTTTCTTCTTTATGAAATCAAGAAACTCGTCCGGGGGAAATTCATCCTTGGACACGAAACCTCTCCATCAATCTATCCACCTTAACCAAATATCCATCGGAGTTGTTGTCCCCGCACTTCGATAAAAACCGCACATGATTTTCCTTGTTCTCAACCCACTTCATAAGATGATAAGGATTGTCCACAAAAATGTGGGCTCGATATCTTTTATCAAAAACTACATGAACCCATTCAGCTACCCTTTGCTGAACCGCAGCTGAAAGACCCGAAGGCTTATTTTGGTGGGAATTCCAAACCTCAAAAAAAGCATTCCCGGTCTCGAAAGATCTCCAATCGTGTTTAATTTCCACCTTTCCAACGTCAGGAATATACTTGTCCCCCGAAACCCCAAAACCTTGCTTAACATCTTCTTGCAAAGTATTTGGCCACAAACGAGAAGCCACATAAGTTTCTTGCTCGCTAGTTTCTAAAATCTTTCGACTAATTTTGCCGTCGATAGAATGAATCCAGCTTTCTGGAATGTCGGTCCAAATTTCAAATCGCATTATCGAACATACTTCCTTTCTTGGGCGGTAACATAATAAGGCCCATATGAGAAAACTTCTCAATAAACTTTTTGGGAGAAATTCCCAAATAGCAAATCGTTTGCCCCCTTGCGGGGGCATTCTTCTGCACTGAGGGATTCCAGAAGTGCACTCGGCGTTTGATAAAAAGCACCGCCGAAGATACACCAGCCACCGAATGCCACCACGCACTGTCTGTACAGTTGTGGGTGAGAAAAATTGCTTCGGTTGTGCGACCCGACAAATACTCAGCAGACAATTTCGTAGCAAATCGTTTAATCAAAGCTCCCTCGAAAGGAGGATTTAAGAATACCCTCCCATGCCAGGATTTTTCAAGCCCAGAATTTTCTTTGGTGTGAAATACTTCAGCCCGAACAAATTTATTAGCTTCTTCGCAAGAAGCTGGGTCCAAATCAATTTTACCAAAAACTTCGTGGACTAAATCAGCAATTTCTTTAGGGGTATACCACTCATTTTGTATACCCCCGATATGCTCAATTCCCAAGAGGGTTATACTCCAGTTTAATACCTTTTCCTTGCCGCATAGCCTTACGAGCCTTGCGGCGAGCAATATCGAAAGTAAGAGGGCTCACCCTGTCCTTGAAAAGAACGCCCTGTAGGTGGTCGTATTCGTGCTGGAATATGCGAGCCGTGAGACCAGCAAATGTCTCAGTCACCGTCTCTCCACTGGGATGGGTAAATCGCACCTTGATAGCCGCCGACCGCTCCACTTCAATGAAAACGTTGGGGAAAGTAAGACACCCTTCATTGAGCTTAACTTTGCGAGGGTCGTAATTCACGATTCGGGGGTTAAAGCAAGCATAGACCTTGCCACCCCCCGAACCCATGACAAAAACATTATAGGGCAGGCCAACTTGGCAAGCCGAAAGACCAAGACCCTTAAGCTCGACCATCGTGTCGGCCAATTGCCGAGCAAGCTCCTCCGGATGAATCGGAAGGTTCTGAAAATCAAACTTCTCAGCCTTACGCCGTAAAATCGGGTCAGTTTCCGGCACCAACTTCAGAGTTTTAGTTGGTGCCAGTTCTAACAAATCAGTTTGTGGCACCTTGGTATCCTAGTGTTTCGGCCGCCGAAGGCGTGCAAGTAGCTGGTAGCCGCAATTTACGCCCAAGAACTTCCTCTAGTCCAGAATGATTTGCGGGGTTAAAAAGAAAATCCCGATAAAACTTATCATTGTGCGAGAAGTCTTTCACTTGGCAAGCCTGAATAAAGTGGTCTTCAGCCTGTGACCACAGAGCCTCCATAGTCCGACGATGATATAGCAACTGCCCCCGAGTAGTACGGTCTACTTTCTTGACAAAATCCATCGTCATCATCATCAGGGCCGCAAGGCCATCTCGATACGAGTTATCAAACTGGAGATGGTCTTTAAGCTGTAAGCTCAACAGCGTATCAATCGCATACGCATTCAACTCGTCTAAAATAAACTCGAAATCCTCATGAGAGGTGGCGGCGTTCTTGCCACTCTTTAGATAGGTGTCGGCATAGCCATCCTCCTTAGGAAAGTCCTTACGAAGAAGGCGGTCAGGGCGAGGGCGGATTCCCTCAACTCGGGGCACTTTGGTGTGGTTAGCCAACTGATAGGCGTCTTGCGAAAGCAAATGGTGAGATTCGTGCACGGCAATAGCAATCGACAACACCATCGACTCGCAATCAAGCCACACTCGGAAAAACTTCTCTTTGCCCCTGGCTTTCATTGTGGCCTCAGTCCACGCTGCCAAAGGAGAAGTCGCAATCAGCTTGTTAATCTCGGGCGTGCACTTGTCGGCATGAATCCGGACAGCCGGGGCCGTAAAAGAACCGCTTTCGTCCTTCTCCACATGCATTTCTTCCTCTTCAGCATGTTCCTGTTCGGGAACTTGAGGAGCAGCTTCCGGCCCTTTTTGGGGCATTTGTTCCTGTTCGGGAACTTTTGGTGCTGGTACTTGTTCCGGTTCAGGAGCTTTCAGCGCCGGGGGCGGCGTAAAATGTTTTGGGGGCTCAACAAATACCGCCTCCGGCTCAGGATTATAGTGCTTGTAAACACCTTGGGCCGAAGCCACTAGCACGAAAGCGACGACACCATAAGCTATGGACTTAAGGTTCATTTCGTTCCCCTCTTGTGCGGCTCAACTTTCGAGCCTTTCAGGTATTCTTTCTGCACTAGACGAAGTGGCGTCCCATCCGGGGCATTATCTAAGAGAAAACTCCAGAATTTATCCCTCTCAACCGAATCCTTAAGACGACGGGCTGCCCGATCCTCCATGCGAGCCCAGTGTCTCTTCTTTACTACAGGAATACGCAAAAATTTCGCTAACTTCTGAGATTTCTCTCTCGGTCCAAGCATCCATTATCCTTTAGTACTAGCCAAAAACGCCATCAATGTACTTTGTTTCTCCTCGACAGTCAAGTCCCTTTGTTCTTCAAGATATTGCTTGAGAGCATTGACAGCTAGTTGCTTGAGAAGAAACGGCCCAACCTCTTTACCGTGGCGGTTCCGATACCACCAACTTCCATACTCTTCCCAAAGGAGTTTATTCGGTCCTAACATGAAACCTCCAATCTACTAAAGTTCTTCTCAAGTTTGAATTTCAAAGTTTTTTCAAAAGAATTGCGCCAATTAGCAGGCTTAGGAGAAATAACCATAATGGTTCGCTTGGAAGCTTCACGAACGAACATACGCACGCAAGCATCAAGGCAATCGTAATCAAGTGCGCCATCAAGAATCTCATCCAAGACCAGCAAATTGAAACTAGTGCTCTTGCGAGCTTGGATGACTTCCAGCCACGCAAAAAGGATGGCGAGATTGATTCTTGCTTTCTGTCCTTCGGAGAAGCTTCCATAGCTGAAGTTGTCCCGGTACCTGGATAGTAGAGTTTCACTGAAGTTCTCGTCAAATTGGAAATCACAGAAAAGGTCAAGCTCTTCCAAGTATTGGTTAATCAGTTTATTAAGGATGGGGACGTACTGCTTGATTATCCGGGCTTTGATTCCCCCGTCCTTAAGCATTCCAGCGGCAACGTTGGCCACTGACAGCTCTTCTTGGATTTTCTGGAGATTGGTGCCTTGCAGCTCGATATCCCGCTGTAGGGCCTCTATTTCGGCCGTGGGCGCTTCCATTTCAAGCGACGCCCTCATTTTCCTGATTTCCTTGCTAATATAATCCATCTGAGACTTAAGTTGTCTTGCCTCCGATTCGGCACTAGCCCTTTCTTGAGCTATCCGCTGATGCTCAGAAGCGGCCTTTTGGTATCCCTGCAACTCTTCCTTAGCCGCTTCCAAGTACCCCAACAACTCAACTTGAGCATCCTCATTCTTGGCCGTTTTTTGCGTTATCCTTTCGATAGCAACGTTTCGGAAAGAATCAGTGATAGTCTGATGACAAGTGGGACAAACCTCGTTTTTGCGATAAAAGTCAATCTCTCGATTAAGCTCTTGAGCTTTTCCCCGCAACTGGTCAAGAAGGTTGCTATATTGATTAACTTTCTTATCCGGGCTCCCCCACTTTTTCATTTCTTCTTGAATGACTATCGTCTTTTCAATAAGCACCCTGGCTTTTTCTTCTTGGGCCAGATTCCTAGCCGAAATTTCGGTCCACACCCCTTCTTTTTCGGTAATCAAATCTCCCGAAACTTTCTTGGAATCGGCCACCCACTTATTATGGACTTCAAGCTGCCCCTGAAGTTTGGAGATGTTATTAACAAGACTCTGGGCCGCCGAATTAATCCCCTTCATCTGCTCTTTGAGGACTTCATTCATAACCGTGCAAATCTGGATATCAAGAAAATCGTCCACAACAGCTCGCCGGTCGGCCGCCCTGAGCTTCATGAAAGGAACATAATTGGTGCTTCCAAGGACGATAGACTGGCAAAAGGTCTTGTGGTTGCGCTTTAGAAGTTGTTCTTCAAGGAAAGTTTGATACTCATCCTTGCCGGTGCGCTTATCCACCATCTTTGGGGTTTCGTTTTCAATCTCAAAAATCTCGAAAACATCGGGAGATTTCCCTCGACGAATCAAATAAGGCTTTCCCCTCACTTCTAAAAGAAGCTCGACAAGCATATTTCGTTTGTTAATGGAGTTTACTAGCTGGGGAAGATTGACATCCCGGTAAGCTTTGCCATAAAGGACAAAGCACAAAGCATCCATAAAGGTGCTCTTGCCGGCCCCATTCTCACCCACGACAAGCTGGGTTCTAGCGTCTTCAAAGTTTATCTCGGTCCAATAGTTTCCGGATGCTAGAAAATTCATGTACCGAAGAATCCGTAAAACTACGGTGTGGTTATTTCTTTTTGTATCTTTCGGGGGCACTTTTCACAAATACCTTTAAGGTGCTGGCATTATCTTGCCACGACAATTCAAGTTTACAACCACAAATGGTATAAATTCTTCCCGTTTCGTCAATAACTTCGAAACGAGTCACATTCGATATTTTTTGTTTTTCGGCCACTTCTTCGTCCGAAGGGTCCCACCAAGCTTTACTCATGCTTGCCTCAAGAGAGCTTCTTTGTATAGCTCTCCGAAAAGAGCTTCAAGCTTGCCCTGGTCTACCGTAGTCGTTTCTTTGATGCAAGTCTTTAGGTGTGTCCACACATCATCAGTATCAGCAATCTCAAGCGTAGTTTCCTCCTTAGATGAAAGAACTTGGGTCGTCTGCTCGACCACCTTGACATCAAGGGCCACCTTTTCCAGATCCTCGATGAAAGTGTTGAATCGCTCGGGGCTGGCCCGAGGATCTCTAATCACTCGACAATAGGTGCCGGCATACTGCCCAACCTCCGATTGAAGGTCTTCGGGAGCCGTCCAGAGAATCTTATTGAATAGCCGCTTGGGATTTCGATAAAAAGTATACTTCCCATCTTCGGTGTCTAGAAGGTGGAAACCTTTGGGGTCATTCCAATCGCTCCACGTCATCTCATAGGGACAAGACAAGTAGCGGACAATTGTGCCCTTGTGGCGGCCGACCTTCTGCTCTGAGAGAGTGTGGAAATGTCCCGACGCAACTTCCTCATAGCCATCAAAGATGTTGCCGTCATGGCCATCTTCGGCTACTTGGCCCGTCCCGATATTGAAGCCCTTGAGATGGAAATGCCCAATCACATGACTGGTATTCGAATTTCTAGCATGGATTCTGATGGCGTCGAGACATTCTTCTTCATTCTCTTCGCAAATCCACGGCACCATCAAAATATTGAGATTATCAAACTCAAAAACCTCAGGCTCCATAACCAAATCAAGTTTATTGCCAATCGGCGTCGGGGGAGAAGGCACTAAAGTCTCTAGCGCATTTACTCGCAAAGTATTAGTGTGGTAGACATCGTGATTTCCCGGAAGGATATAGACATGGTTGAATTGCCCCCAGACTTCTGGCCAAAAGCGAATCTTAAGTTCGTGGAGTACATCCGTGCTGGTAAGTTTCCGATGGTCGAACAAATCACCCGCAATAATAAGATGACGGACGCCGAGGAGATTGCTGCGCTTCACGACGCCTTCTCTGAAGAATTCAAGAAAATGGTCGAGAAACACTCGGGAGTTGCTGCGAACCCCAAAATGAATATCACTTAAGACGGCAATCTTCATCGCCCTTCTTTTCTCCACGAATCATCGGCTCTAAACGAGTCCGCCGAATCCAATCATAATGCTCCAGCGTACACTTTTCCCGGAGCGTGTCTAAAATGGCTGAGATAGTGCCAATGCAGTAGTCTACTTCGCAATCAACTTCGTAGTCAATTACTTCAGCATCGACAACCTCAATCTTTGGGGCAAATCCTCTCATGGCTGACTTTGATGACCGCAGGCCGGACATGAAGTCCGGGGCAGGACTTCATACGCATAATCTTTTACCCGACGAATCTGCTTTGGGGACATTATGAGAAGAAGGCCCTCACTCCCCTCCACCACAACTCGGATTGCGTCGGGTGCCCCTAACTTGTTAAAAATCACGACAATACGACCTTGGAAAGTGTAATCCCCTCCAGTCTTTTCAACCAAATCCCCGACGTTGGTAATATCTCCCTCTTTATCGAGGCAGTACATCAAGATAGACATTACGCCTTCCGAGCCGCTGCCTTACGTCGAGCTTGGTCAATAGACTTGCGAGCCATGCTGCATTCCTTAGTAATCTCGGCGGCAATAGCCTCCAAAGAAATGCAGATATTCTCTTTTTCGGTGGCGCTTGCCGTCTTAAGGCGAGCCAACATCCCCTCGATCTGGGGCGGCAGAAAATTCTTCGTCGTCATTTACAATCTCCAAACCAACCTCATCTAGATCTACAATATCACAACATATCAAAATACCGCCTCGACCACCGGGGCAGAAGGCATCGCAAGTCGTATATACCTTCCCCGGCAGCCACCGAGAATCCAGCTTTACCTGCTTCCCAAACCACTTGCAGAAGCTATTATGGCTATTACACCACCATTTCACTTGGAAGTCTACCTCTTTCCATGTCGATTAAAATATTTTTGATATTATTTGCTCCCCATGGATTCTGAGAATGCACGTGCCAAATGGGATTTTTCATGTCTCCCTTCACCACAAGAGTAGCCACGAATTTCGCCACGAAAGCCCCTGTGCTCAGCTTGCCGTCATAGCCATAGTCATACCCCAAATCGTGGTCAAAGCTGATTTCCTCAACACCCCCATGGGTTTGAATAACCTCATGAGTAATGATGTAGATAGCTTGAAGAGCCGTCTTGGCCAGCGTCCAACTTTCATCCGGAACCGCCCGGCAATCATCAATCCAAAGTTTCATTTTTGACCTTTGTCCAATAAACTTCCCAGTATTGTCCTTTCGAGGGACGGGCCTGGGGGAGCCATCCGGCTTTTACAAGGGCCTTGTCTATCTTGGCTCGCTTCTGGCAAGCTTGTTCATCCCTTGTCGGCGGCTGACAGAGAGCATCAGCCATCTTCCATGCCTCGACATCGGCCAGATTCACGGCCACAATCATAGCGAAGAGTATCATGCTCGCTCCTTTTAAGCGATGAAGTCGTCCACGTTTAAGGTCATCCACACTACAAAGTCATACAGGTCTGCATCGGGATTGGTTTTCAAATAATCCTGCATCCGGCCAAACATGGCGCATGTACCATGGGCATTACCAGCTTCAAGTTCGTCTTGAGCTTCCCGCAGGCGGTCAATCAAGTACTCATGCTGAGTACTATTCATCGCCTTCCCTTGCTTTGTTTTTGGTTGGGCTGCTTTCTTAGCCATTTTTTTCTCCTTTACCAATCATTCGTTTACCCCTCCCCCTCGATTTTCCACCCCCTCCCCACAATCATACAAGTGTCCATCAATTGAATAGCTTGGATTACTTTCTTCAGAGAAGTCGGGAGAAAAGCGCATCCAGCACCCATCTTCGTGGGATATGCACGACCCCGAAACCCGGCCGTCATACTCCCGGCCCGCATAGGCGACAAACTTTAGAATGGGGCTCATTTGTATCCAGGTCTACTAGTCACAGGCTTTTCCTTTACGCCATGACCTATTGCTACTAAAATCGAGTTTATTGTGTTTTTCGCAGTTTTCCCCACGTAACACGCATACATTATCACAGGATTCATCATAGAAACTTCTTTAATCCGTTGGTTTTCATGCGCTTCATGCGTTTTGGCAACTTCTTCTGCTTCTTCCTCTCCATCGAAGCCTCAAACTCTTGGATGTACTGGTCATTGTTCTCATACATGACACGGGAAGCCACTTGATCATCGTCCGAGCTTCCCATGTCGTGGAAGATGAAAGCGTTCTGAGTCATCTTCAACTTTATGTATTGCTCTTTTTTCTCTTTCTGAATCCGCCTAATAAACGAATTATGGCAGCAGGTAGAAAAGAATCCAAATGGGTTATTGCTTTTGTCGGGATTAAAGTTCTTCAAAGCCCGCACACAATTTTCCACAGCATCAAATTGCATCTCGTCTTTGTAGGTATAACCCGAAAAGTTCAACTTGTTGCTAATTTTCTTAGCAAGAAGTAGGAAGGCCGCCCCGATATAATCACACGGGCGAGCCTCCGAATTCTTCTTCAGGTTGTCCTGATGACGAATTATCGCTTTTAGCAAATCCGAATTGTTTATGTAATTCTTTTTTCTTGGTTTACTCATTCAGTCCCAAAATAAGTTGATAAAAAGAATAAACAAAATTGGCCACCCAATAAGGCAACCCCCGATAATCGACAAAATATCTCCACCATGAGCGTAATTAATCATGGCAGTCCCCCCAACAATCATGGTGACAAAAATTATCAACAAAAGGGCGACGCCCTCCGACCCTTTATTGCCGCTCATTATCTTGATCCCACGGGGCCAAAACGCCTAAAATAAGAGCCACCCACGTCCACACAAGGATGGAGACTCCTGAGATTACCTCAAGATTTGCCCCCAAACCATGAAAGAGAAGAGTAACCCCCGCCGTGAATAAACTGGCGAAGCAAAAAATAACAAAAACGATAACCTCGTTAGACATTTAATCCTCGACTGGGAACATCATGTCAAAGCTTCCCTGGCCCACAACATGGCAGGAAGCAAAACCCCGAATGCCTTTTAGCGGCATCTTACGGTAATTCATCATCCCATCCCGGAAAAGACGGTCGGACCGCTTGATTCCCTTCACACAATCCGCATAGCTGTCAAAGGTGTCTTGGGAGATGAAGTACAATGCGCTCTCGGCGCCATTAGGATGCGTCAGGACGGGCACATATTGGAAACGATACTTACCCTCGACGGCTTGGACTTCCGGCTCCTGGGCCAAAATCGGGCTTCCCAGCATGTATAGAAGAGCAAGGGCAGCAAGAATGCGTCGCATGGTTTACTCCTTTATAGGGAACAAGGGAGAATTCAACTTCTGGTCTTGAGGATAGCAAGATGCAAAAGACTTAACAACCTTCAAATGTTCATCCGGATATCTTTTTTCAGTTCCAAGCTTGAAAGAATCATTTGCCCACTTAAGAGATTGTTTACAAGCATCAAGATTTGGAAAAGTATCGCCCGAAATAAACTGCCAAGCTGTCTCTTGTCCTTGGTCGTCGCTCATGATGGCGATGTACTTAAATCGATATCCCCCTTCAGCCAAGGCCGGAGTAAAGAGAGAAGATAAAGCAAGGGCGACCAGGACACTCCGCATGAGATGTTCTCCAAATTCTTGAATAGCTATATACTGCCATCTTGACTACGCTTGTCCATCATGCTAGTCAAGAGACAACATGCTACTAGACTTTCAAGACGACGAAAAACTTTTAGAACTCAAGTGGAAGTTGTTGGCCAAAGGTGATAAGAAGTTACTCGACCCCATCAACAAGATTCTTGGGGAACGCTGGACAAAAGTTTGGCGGAAGAAAAACTCCTTAAAGGAACTCCTCGGAGGGTAGTTTAAGGTCAAAAGTACGCTCTGCTTTTGTTTACGCAAAATTGAGTGCCGTGGAAATTACTAGCAACCTTCCTTAAAAAGTTGCTCACCTTGCCGGGGATTTTACCCCACCCGAGACTCAAGGTTCTTGACCGGACCCAGTTTCACTACTACCCCAACTGAACCCCTTTTGCCCATTTTTCCGGGCACCCAGATGGAAGATCTGGGGGATGGACGGCTGGTCTCCGATATAAGACAGGGTAGGAATACGGCTTGAATGGTGTGGTCAATCCCTAGAAACCTATAAAGATTATTAGTTGTATTAGTAATCTTTCCCTCTCAGGGTTTCGTGCTACCGTAGGTAGGGGATGGAGCGGGTAAACGTATTGCGTCTGGTGATTGGACTGTTAACCAGTTAATAGTTAAGGGACTCTTCTGTGGTAAGCTGTCGCATCACTCTTTTCCCCCCACAAAGTTGCTCCTAGCTGGGGAGGACGACTAGAAAACCCTCATCATGGGAGTACCTCTCAGTGAAGATTATCAGTGACGCCGTTGGCGTTTTTCACCTTGCTCCGCAGGACGACACCCCGGTAGCAGTTTTCCCGTCCAGGACACACCTTCACGAAGTCCAGACCAGAGAGGGTCTGCGGACGCTTCTCGCCCACACTCGTCTCTACAACATCTCGCAAGAGGCATCCCGCAGGACCAACGACAAGTGGTGCGAGAAGCGCAAGGCGTTGTATGGGAAGTTTGAGCTGGAGGGCTTTGGTATCCCGACACTCATTTACCATGAGTACGAGGATGGCCACCCAGCCAAAGGCAAGTACACCATCGTCAACGGTTACGGGCGCATTTTCTCTTTCCTGGAGGAGATCCCCCTTCCGATGCAGGTCGAGGTTGTGGTGTCCAGGTCTCCCCAGCAGACCAACCGAATTTGGCGGGCGAGGAACACACAGAGGGGATCGACGAACGCTCAGATTAACAGGGCGAACATCGAGGCCCAGGATGAATACACGATGGAGTTGAAGAGCATCGCAGATCGCTACGGTTATACCGTGGCCCATCAGGCTGGCAGGACGGGCGACACGTCCATCGCCACAATGGAAATGGTCCAGAAGTCGAGCGTGACCTTCGATCAGTTTTTCCAGGCTCTGAATGGGGCCAAGAAGGAGGAGGGTAAGCACCGGGTCGGCGCCCAGACTTCGATCTTCGAATTTCTGGAGGAGACGGTTGACAACGGCCTTTCCATCGACAAGGCCGTTGAGATTGTCCAGAAGACCAACCTCGGGCCTTATGCTGCTACGGGAAAGGGTCAGGCGGAGATGAAGAAGCTTTTGCGCACCAACATGCGCAAGAAGAAAATCTCTCCTTGACAGAGAAATGTGTGGGCGCTTAGGAAAAAACTGGTGCCCACACAGAACCTAGGGGATGAATTAAATGAAAACAGCTTGGACGGCTGACATGCTGTTTAGGGCTCAACAATCATGGGATATTAAGGAGCTAGTTGCTCTTCTTTTTATGGACCCAAAACGTTCGTATTCCAATAAATCAAAGAAACTAGTTGCTAAGAATATTGGGTGCACGGTAGAATCAGCCGGGTGGTATATCCGTAATGCGAGGCTTAAAGTGCGTTATGGTAATAAACCAAGGTTACGTATTAAATGTGGTACTAGATTAGTGGATAAGGTTTTGAATGACTCTTGAAGAAATTTTGGTTATCTGGGAAAAAGACGCAGACATTCCGCCAACGAATCTTGGCCTTTCTGCTTTGGAGGAAAGCAAGCTCCACCAAAAGTACATACGCTATTTCACGGCTGAAACTCAGGCTTTTAATGACCTTGAATGTGCGGCCGGAATCGTGATGAAAGAACACTACGAGATGTACATGAATGGGCCATCAAATCGTCAAGAGGCCCTAAAGTGGTATGACAAGCTTCCCGCTAAGGGCTCCCTAAACAAAAGAGGGGAATTCGAGATTTACCTCGCTGCCTCTCCCGCTTGGCTTGCCATAAAAGATAAGGTTGACAAAGCAAAGCTGAAGTGCGACACTTTGCGGGACATTTTACGCCAAATTCATAAACGCTCTTTCATTATTCAACAAGCGATAGCGGATGCAAAGTTCAAGGCCGGAATTGGTTAAGACTTTGGCAAATAGTTGATGGTCAAAGATGCAACTGGGGATTCGGGGCGTCCATCGTAAGCATTTATAGATACTTTGCTTTGAAGTTCTTGAATAAACTTCTGGACTGCTTTTTTTCCTTGTAGATCCGTATCTAAAATCATCTCGACTTTAATCTGCATTCTATTTCCTTTTTTGAAATTGAAAAAGATACTTATGAGCGACGAGTCAGATTTTTATCTTCAATTTCTTGACCATTCTTACCTTCGGGTTCACTCGGAAGATGACGGGCTCCTACAGGAGTTGTCGGACTTTTACACTTTTGACGTGCCCGGTGCAAGGTTTTCCCCCCAATTTAAGAAAGGTTATTGGGACGGGAAGATTCGTCTTTATTCAATCAAGACCCGAAAGATTCTGACCGGACTCCGGCATCACATTTGCCAATGGGCCGATGAAAGGGGCTATTCGGTCGCTCTTGACCCCGAGTTTAACTTGCTTGATCAAGGTATTGCTCCGCATGACCGTGTGGCTGTGCCCCAAGACCTTGGTTCTCTGTCTCCTAGGCACAACCCCCGAGACTATCAAGATGCCGCTGTGCGAGGCGCCATCGCCGAAAGCCGGGCTGTCCTTGTGAGCCCCACGGGTTCGGGGAAATCTTTGATTGCCTACTATCTTGCCCAACTTCTTCCAAAACCCGTTCTCTTGATTGTACCGAACATCGGTCTTGTGCACCAGATGTTCAAGGACTTTTATGATTATGGCTGGCAAGGTAGTGTTTGCAAAATGTACGGGGGAACAAAATTTGAGCCGGCCGAACTTGTGATTTCTACTTGGCAGACCCTTGCCTCAAGATTTCCAAACGTGACATTTCCTACAGTGATTTGCGATGAGGTCCATCATGCAAAGGCAAAAGAATTATCAGCCATCATGGAAAGTCTAAAATGGACTAAGAGCCGTTTTGGTCTCACGGGAACGATGGATGATATCCAAACAAATCGTCTCGTTATTATGGGGCATTTTGGGAAAATCATTCAAGTTGAGACAATGCGGGGTTTGATGGATGACGGGCATCTTGCAAATCTCAAGATTAAGGGGGTTCTTCTCAAGTATCCCAAGGAAATCATGAAGGGGTTTAAGGGAGTTGATTATCCCGATGAGTGTACTTGGCTCGGCCAGAATCCCCGACGAAATAAGTTCCTTATGGATTTTGCAAAGTCTCTTAAGGGTAATACCTTGATTCTCTATAGACTTGTGGAGAAGCACGGCGAGGAGCTTTTTAAGCTGGTAACGGAAACTTCCGCCGATGCGGCTAAACAACCTATCATGTTCGTCTCGGGCAAAGTAGACCCCAAGGAAAGAGAAGTTATTCGAGAGAAGATTAGCACGCTTGAATCATCGGTGACTATTGCCTCCGAAGGAACTTGGGGAGAAGGCACAAATATTCCCAACGTCCACAACATTATCTTTGCTTCGCCAAGTCAGTCTCGAATCAAGGTAATGCAGAAAATTGGGCGAGGCTTAAGAAAGACGGCAGACAAGAAACAATGTGTGCTGTATGACGTGGCTGATGACCTGAGCCCTTCGGCCCGGAAAATGAACTATACTTTTAAGCACTACATCCAGCGGGTTAATTACTATACAGAAGAACACTTCGAATTCGACCAGATAAGGCTAAACTTATATGACCTCTACCGATGATGAAGAGCCGAAACTTTCAAGGGAAGAAGTAGAGAAGATTCTTCTTCAGCTAATTCAAGGTATTGGGGAAGACACAACGGGGGAAAAGATTCCCGACTATCGAGAAGAAATTGAAAAAGAAACTTCCACGGTTGTTGTACATGTAAAACTTGTCAGCGGTCATGATGTTGTTGGGGAATTTCGGTTAGACGATAAAGCAAAAGAAGTTATGACTCTCTACTATCCCATGAGGCTAGACTTGAAGCCTACAGGAGATTCGGCGTCTATCAGGATGGGGATGGAGTTATGGAGCCCTTTTGACACTTCGGCTTGCACAAACTTTCTTTGGCAACATGTACTTTCCTACGGTGTTGTGGATGCTACAGTAGCCGAGTACCACAAGTGGCAATGGTTGTACCAGAATCTGTATGTCAAGCCATCGAACAAGCAGGCGATTAGCGCCCTGAATATGCAGCTGGCCGCCACCCTCTCGAAAGATAACCTTGAGTGGAAAGAGCGTATAAAGAAGCTCCGGGCAGCCGGAAAAATCATTGACTATCCCGACACCACGCAATAAGTAAGAGGGGGAGAGCCATGTTCACCAAAGAAATGATGGCGGCGTTGGAAGCCGATGGCGAAAAGCTACGGCAACTTACGGGGGAAGACCATGGCCCGGAATTCTTAGTCGAGGAAGAGATGAAGACGTTCAAAGAGTTTATCGACCCCAACAAGGCCCGTCCGGCCTTGACGGCCGAGAATGTGCGGGAAGAGCTTCTTCATACCTATGGAACCGAGGAGGCCCTCAATGAGGCACTTGGTCGCTCCTTGGCTCGGGTGCACAAGCACATTACATCGGGGCGGCCGGTGGCTTTCTTGTCGGCCAGCCGGGGCGAACGCTCGCCGCATGAGAACAACAAGGCTCACGAAGAGTTGATGAAGCATGCCAAAGCGCATGGCTTCGGGTTCCAACATGTGCTGGGCGTCGGACAAGAGAACACAGACGGCGGAGCCGTGCGTCCTACGCATGAGCGTTCGCTAATGGTAGTGGGACACCATGATGATAAAGGCCATCTTGAGCGTTTTGCCAAGTCGATGGGTGATCACTTTGGTCAACATTCGGTGCTTATGCATCGGGCTAAAGCCAAGGGAGCGACGCTTATTCACACT